AATGATATTGTGTTAACGGGTAAAGAACCATTGAACATAATTAAGAAGAACATATATAATGGTCTAGAAGCAAAAATGAAATTCGTATCATGGAAGAGGTGTTAAATGAAGTGTAAGTTAATTAGTTATAGCAAACCGACACGTGAACTAGTGTCAGACGGTTTGTATGACGCACAAGATCTAGTAGCATTTTGTGCAAGAGTTTCAAATCCAGCAAACCAATACAACACAGAAACGTCTGAGAAGTTGATTAAGTATTTGATTAAACATCAACACTGGTCTCCACTTGAGATGGTGTCTGCTTGTATTGAGATTGAAACAACAAGAGATATTGCCCGTCAGATTCTTCGTCATAGAAGTTTCTCATTCCAAGAGTTTAGTCAAAGATATGCTGATCCTACACAGGATTTAGATTTTGTTATTCGTGATGCACGTCTACAAGACACTAAAAATCGTCAAAATTCTGTTGAGTTGGATTTGCAAAATGATGAACACAGACAAATTGCTTATCAATGGCAAAACTTGCAAAGAGATCTTATAAATAAAACCCGGGATGTATATTCTTGGGCAGTAGCTAAAGGAATTGCTAAAGAACAAGCGAGAGCAGTTCTTCCCGAGGGATTAACTGTTAGTAGGCTTTATATGAATGGTACCTTGCGGAGTTGGATCCACTATATAATACTACGAGCAAGCAATGGTACTCAGAAAGAACACGCTGATATTGCTCTAGCTTGTGCTGAAGTGATTGCAGAAATATTCCCTATGACTAAGGATTTAGTAAATGAACAGCAATGATGATGTGAAGAAGTTTATGCTTGCAGGCGAGCAAAACGTCTACGGTGCCCCGGGTGTGCCAGATTACACCGGTTTACCGCCAGAAAGATTTGAGCAATCAGCACTTTATATGAAGTTAATTGCAGAAGAATATAAAGAATTAATGCACGCGTGGAATGAAACCGATATAATTGAAATTGCAGATGCGTGTGCAGATTTAAAATGGGTTATTGAAGGCTTAGAACATTCATTAGGCATTCCGCAACAAGCAGTATGGGACGAAGTTGCGCGATCTAATATGTCTAAGATGGTTGATGGTAAGTTGATCAAACGGGAAGATGGTAAGGTATTGAAGCCTGACACATTTGTTCCGCCAAACATTAAACAAATTTTAGAATCTTAAATGTGGTATCTATCTTTATTACCTAATGCTTTCTTTCATGCTATCTTAGCAGCGGGATTGTTGATTATCATTATCAGCATGGTACTTAAGGTTATACCATTCATAAGCAATTATTACATTCCTATTAGAATAGTGGGATTTGTATTGTTTGTAATGGGTGTATACTTTGAAGGCGGTCTTGGCATACAAGCCGCAATGATGGAAAAAGTAAAAGAGTTAGAAGCAAAAGTTGCCGCCGCAGAAGTTGAGAGCAAAAAAGAAAACATTAAGATACAAGAAAAAGTAGTATATAAGCAAAAGGTAGTTCGGGAAAAAGGCGAAGAAGTTATAAAGTACATAGATAGAGAAATTATCAAATACGATACTAAATTTGCTCCTGGCGGTATTTGTGAACTTCCTAAGGAATTTTTTATATTGCATAATGAATCAGCAAAGGAACGAAGATGAAATCTATCATTGTGCTTTCATTGCTCATAGTATTAACGGGTTGTTCAACAACTGTTCCTGTTGTTGCAAAATTTCCAGAAGTGCCTAAAGTATTACTGACAAAATGCCCAAATCTACAAGAACTTAGCCCTGACGCAAAATTAAGTGATGTAGCAAAAATAATTAATGTAAACTATACCGCATATTATGAATGTGCAGTTAAAATGGATGCATGGATAGAATGGTATAACGTACAAAAAACAATATACGAAGGAATAAAATGAAAAAGTTATTAGTATTATTAAGTATTACTTTGCTTGCAGGATGTAGTACTGTAAGTAATTTGCAAAAATATTGGCCCAGACCACATGACCCAATTATGTTTGGTTATTTAGTCAGTGCTGATATTGAGATTAATAAAGTTGATTGTGAAAAAAGTAATTGGTCAAATGTAATCGCATATACAGAGCATTTGTCAAAATATACAGAATGGCGAAATGATCCACAGAAAGATAATATCAAAGGATTACATAATCACGCAATAAAGATGAATAGCGGTGCAAGTAAAACCTTTTGTGAATTAGGTAAAAAGACAGCGACACAAAGAATAAACGCAACAAAAACCGCATGGGAGAATCGATAATGCATCCATTAGAACAAGAGATACAATCAATAGTTGAGGCGTGCCAAATAGGAAACATTAGTGTTGAAGAACGAAATTATTTGTTACAAGAAATAAAAGATGTTAGAGTAGCACAAGAATGTGCTGGAGATGAAAAAACAATAAGATATGTAGTACAGATTTGCAACGCTGCACTATCAGTAGTTTAAAATAAAAATTGGAGTAAAGATGACGCAAGAAATTGTGCATGGGATAAAAGTCGATTATACTAGAGATAGTCTATTTGATGAGTTGGGCATTAAAAGATTAAAAGAAAGCTACATGAAAGAGGATGAAGTATCTCCTCAAGAAAGGTTCGCATATGTTTCAAAGACGTTTGGTTCCTCTCAGGAACACTCGCAAAGATTATATGAGTATAGTAGTAGACATTGGTTGTCTTATTCTACTCCTATTCTCAGTTTTGGGCGTTCTAAGCGTGGCCTGCCTATATCATGTTTTTTACCTTATCTACATGACAGTGCAGAAGGTCTTGTCGATTGTCTTGCCGAAGTAAACTGGTTGTCCATGATGGGCGGAGGAGTTGGAATTGGAATTGGAATTCGTTCATCAGATGATAAAAGTGTGGGGGTTATGCCTCACCTTCGTACTTATGACGCTAGTAGTTTGGCATACAGACAGGGGCGGACAAGGCGGGGGTCTTATGCTGCTTATCTTAATATATCTCATCCCGATATTCTTATCTTTTTAGAGATGAGAAAGCCAACGGGCGATCCTAATATGCGTTGTTTGAATTTGCATCATGGTATTAATATTACTGATGACTTTATGCATCTAATTGAACGTGCAATGATTGACCCGGAAATGGATGATACGTGGGAATTAAAAGATCCGCACAACGGTGAAGTCAGAGACAAAGTCTCGGCAAGAGAATTGTGGCAACGTATTTTAGATATGCGTATGCAAACAGGTGAACCCTATTTACATTTTATTGATAGTAGCAATAGAGCTATGCCTGAGTTCCAAAAGAAATTGGGACTGAGCATTAAACAATCTAATTTGTGCAGTGAAATTATTTTACCAACGGATAAAGATCGTACTGCGGTATGTTGCTTATCCTCTTTAAACTTGGAGTATTATGATGATTGGAAAGATGACAAACTTTTTCTTCGGGACGTTGCAGAGATGCTCGATAACGTCTTGCAGTATTTCATTGATAATGCTCCTGACAGCATATCGCGCGCAAGATTTAGCGCTAGCCGCGAACGGTCTATTGGTATTGGTGCTCTCGGTTGGCATGCTCTTTTACAAAAGAACAACCTCCCGTGGGAATCAGCATCCGCAACAGGATTAAATCATAAGATATTTGGACATATTCGCAAGGGATTAGATAATGCTAACATTCAATTGGGCAAAGAAAGAGGCGAAGCACCTGATGCGACAGGCACTGGACGCCGTTTCTCTCATATGCTTGCTATTGCTCCAAACGCTTCTTCTTCTATTATTATGGGTAATACTTCCCCTTCTATTGAGCCCTTACGTGCGAACGCGTATAGACAAGATACTTTATCGGGTTCAATGCTCAACAAAAACAAATGGTTGAATAGAGTTATTGAAAAACATCTTCAGTATGGAGATGACAATGCTGCAATATCGCAAAATGACTACAATGATATTTGGTCTTCAATCATTGCGAACGATGGTTCTGTACAACATCTAACATGGATGGATGATTGGACAAAAGATGTATTTAAAACATCTATGGAAATTGACCAGCGTTGGGTTGTTCAACATTCTGCAGATAGACAACAGTATATAGATCAAGCGCAGTCAGTTAATCTATTCTTTAGACCAGATAGCAATATTAAGTATATTCACGCTGTTCACTTTCAAGCTTGGAAGCAAGGATTGAAAACACTGTACTATTGCCGTTCAGAGAAGATTGGTAAAGCAGATAAGATATCTAAAAGAATTGAGCGTCAAGTGATGGAAGAGATTGATTTAAAAGCATTAGCAACTGAAGACGTTTGTTTAGCTTGCGAAGGATAAAAAATGAATAGAGTAATAAGATTTACAGCATCATGGTGCCAGCCATGTAAAGCATTGGCAACTATTATAGAAGGTATTGATACTCCTGTGCCGATTGAAGTTATTGATATAGATGATAATGAAGCGTTAGCAATGAAATATGGTATCAGGGGAGTGCCGACACTTGTTAAACTTGATGAGAATGGTCAAGTATTAAACAAGATGGTAGGTGTAAAAGCTAAAAATTTAGTGGAAGAGTTTCTCAATGATTAAAAAGACAAAATCGAATCTTACAGATACACGAGATTCTTTCAAACCCTTTAATTACCCGTGGGCATATGACGCATGGTTAAAGCATGAGCAATCGCATTGGTTGCATACTGAAGTACCAATGGTCGAAGATGTTAAAGATTGGAAAAAGAAGTTAACTGTTGAGGAAAAACAATTCTTAACACACATCTTTAGATTCTTTACTCAAGGTGATATTGATGTTGCTGGTGGATATGTTAACAACTATCTTCCGTATTTCCCTCAACCCGAAATACGTATGATGCTATTAGGATTTGCAGCACGCGAAGCCCTGCATATTGCAGCATATTCTCATTTGATTGAGACGTTGGGCTTGCCTGAAACAATGTATAATGAGTTCTTAGCATATGAGGAAATGAAAGCTAAGCATGATTATGTCTTAGATATATCACAGCAAAACTCTACAAAAGAAAACACAGCAAAACATATTGCTATCTTCTCAGCATTTACAGAAGGTATGCAGTTGTTTAGTTCCTTTATTATGTTGTTGAATTTCCCTCGCCATGGTAAAATGAAGGGTATGGGACAAATTGTTACTTGGTCTATTGTGGATGAGACTCAGCATTGTGAGTCTATGATTAAATTATTCAGAACATATATACAAGAGAATCCGGAGATTTGGAACGATGAACTCAAAGGACAGCTGTATACAATTGCTGAACAAATGGTTATGCTCGAAGAGCGCTTTATAGATTTGGCATTTGCCATGGGTCCTATGGAAAATTTGGATTCTGCTGACGTTAAACAGTATATCCGCTATATTACTGATCGTCGCCTTATCAGTCTTGGTCTTAAGGGAATTATGAAAGTTAAAAGGAATCCGCTGCCGTGGGTCGAGGAAATGATTAACGCACCTATTCACACTAACTTCTTTGAGAATAGAGCAACCGATTATGCTAAGGCAGCACATACAGGAAACTGGGAAGATGTTTGGGCAAAACAAAAATGAAATCATTTAAAGAAGTGATGGCACCTAGGCATTATGCAGATGGTGCTTTAATATCAGCAAAGCTACCACCCGCGTATGAAAAAGCAAAGGGTGAAAAGAATTGTGCTAATTGCGGTGCTTATGTACCTGGCACAAAGTATTGTAAAACTTGGGATGCTAAAGTGCGCCCAGAATACTATTGTAAAAAATGGGTGAAGATAGAAAAGTAATAACCTTTGTCGAAAGACGAAGAGAAATTTGTAATAAATGCGAACACCTCACTACTATAATTGGTGCTAAGGTATGTAATTCATGTGGTTGTTCTATATGGGCAAAAACATTATTACCTAATACAAAATGTCCTGAAGGAAAATGGAATGCCGAATAAATTTGATAATGCACATATGATTGTAGCTGAGACTTACGCTAAGTTGTCATCTGCTAAACGCTTACAGGTTGGTGCTGTTGTTGAGAAAGATAATAGAATTATATCTATTGGATACAACGGCACGCCTTCTGGGTGGGACAATAATTGTGAAGATATATTTGAAGAACATTCAACATATATAATTGATCCCGGCGGCCCGGAATATCCGACAACTACTATTAGTACAAAAACTAAAAAAGAAGTTATTCATGCAGAAATGAATGCTATTGGTAAGCTGGCGCAATCCAATGAGTCGGGATTAAATGCTACAATGTATATTACCCATGCACCTTGTTTTGATTGTGCAAAACTTATACATATAGCAGGCATTAAGAAAGTATTCTATAGAAATAGCTATAGAAATAATGATGGTATAGAATTTTTAAATAAATGTAACATTGAAGTGGAGAAAATATGAGTGCAAATAAAAGAATTGGAATCACTTGTTCTACATTTGACCTGTTCCATGCAGGTCATGTAATTATGTTAGAAGAAGCAAAGCGTCAATGCGATTATTTAATTGCTGCGATTCAAGTCGATCCAACACTTGATAGAGAAACTAAAAACAAACCGGTTCAGTCTATTATTGAAAGACAGATTCAGGTATCAGCGTGCAAGCATGTTGATGAAATTATAGTATATTCTACAGAAAAAGAACTTGAAGATATCTTCATGGCTTTACCTATTGATGTTCGCATCTTGGGTGAAGAATATAAAGATACTGAATATACAGGCAAAGAGATTTGCATGAAACGAGGAATAGAATTATACTTCAATAAACGAGATCACTTCTTCAGCTCATCTGATTTACGTCATCGAGTATTTGACGCAGAAGCTAAGAAAAGAGGAGCACAATGGCAAGAAAAAACTACGAATGCGTCGAATGCGATGCACTCTTCAAGATAAGTCACACACTTGACGAAGATTACTACACAGTAACTAATTGCCCTTTCTGCGGAGCAGAGATGGAAGATAAAGAAGAGGATGACGAAGACTTGTCCTAAATGCAGTACTGTTCATAGCAAGCCCGGAACTTTTTGTTCTCGGGCTTGTGCCAATTCCCGCCAATGGAATGAAGAACAAAAGAAAGTCTTTTCAGAAAAGCAAACTGCCTATATGGCACGCGATGAATCTGAAGAGCATAGATATAAGAAATCTATACAAACTCAAATGCTGCGCAAAGCTGGCATTATGGGTGCCGGCGAAATCGCCGAAGACGCCGAAGATATAATGACCAACCCGGATGATTATTTCTTTGTTCCACCGAGAGATGATGGTGATAACTTTTCTGATGGAAACGACTATTGGGAGACCGTATAAATACTAATTTAGCATTGGTATTTAAATGTGGTTATACGATAATAAAGAATTAGAAGTTATTCCTGAGGATGCATATGGTTATGTATACTTGATTACTAACACTGCCACGGGTCGTAAATATATAGGTAAAAAACTATTCTGGTTTCGTAGAACAAAGGTAGTTAAGGGTAAGAAAAAAAGAATAAAAGTAGAGTCAGATTGGAGAGAGTATTGGTCTTCATCTGATGAGGTTAAAGCTGATGTAGAAAAACACGGCGCAGATAAATTTGTAAGAGAAATACTGCATATATGCCCTAATAAAGGACTGTGCAATTATCTAGAGGCAAGAGAACAAATGGATAGACGAGTTTTAGAGACAAATGATTACTACAACGGACAAGTGCAATGCCGAGTACATAAAACTCATATCAAGAATTTAAAGGTCTAAAATGCCGATAACATCAAACGATATTACGTTTAAAGATATACAATTACTTTCACAGTATAGAGTTCCTGCGCTTCCACCTGCATCATATAGTGTTGCTGCAGTTGCTTCAAATGTGAATGAGGACAGTAGTTTAACATTTAATGTTACTGGTAGTAATATAGTAAACCGCACGTATTATTGGAGAATAAATAATGTTACTACAAGTACTTTAGATTTTGTAGAAATTGCGGGATCTGTAAATGTCGCAAATAATACAGGTTTATTTAGTGTAAATGTAATAGCGGATACCACTATAACAACGTCAGAAGGACCTGAGTCTTTTACCGTGTCTTTAAGAGAAGGCACAACCTCAGGAACAGTTCTCTCAACAAGTAGTCCTATTACTGTTAATGACACCAGTAATACTATAGTAGGTGCATACGGTAGGCTTAGCGAGCTAAAGAGAATTAGAACATTAAATACTACCGATTATGCCCAAAATAAACCATTTTGTTTTGAGGGTTGGTATAAATTCAATAGTCGGGCAAGCTATGCCGGAGATATGTTTGCCCGACCAGATTATAGTTACTTCTTTATTACTTTTTTTAGTAATGGGTTTCCTGGATTAGTTGTAAATGAATCGGCCGGATATTATGGTGGCGTAGACGGCCTTCTTTTGCCTCGCACAATGACAGCAGCAGGTATATTCTCAAACAGTATATCATATCCTCTTACATATAATCCTAATGCATGGAATCATATTGCATTCCAGGGAGATTCGCAGTTTATAGGATTTTATTTAAATGGATATTTAGTTGAATATATAACCAAAGCTTCTTTACCAGCTTCGTACCAATTTGTCTCAGCTACAAGCGATCTTCCGCAGCATTTATGGGGGCGAGTAAACTCTGGAATGTCTCCAGGATCGGTATTTGACTATAGATTCGCAAATTGCCTTGTTTACACTGGTAATTTTACCCCTCCTAATAAATTATTAAGTCTCGGAGGCAATGCGTCAGTATATCCAAGTACTGTAAACGTAAACACTACATTTGCTGCAGCAAATACTAAATTCTCATTTCAAAGTTTTAGAAATACTGGTCCGTATTATTTTGATGCGGACACTACTAAAATACCTAGAACAGATTATGGGTTTGGCCCTAGTGGTGCAGACATGTCTGACCCCTGGGTAAACGGGATCGTTGGTCAACTTATCCCTAGACCATTCTAATTAATCTTAATAAATAATACAAAAGGATAAAAAATGGAAGTAGTAAATGTTTCATTCGGGGGCGGATTAAGTATGCAACTTACACCGGTTGTAGTTGGATTAGCATCTACAACTCCTTCAACCATACTTGAAGGTGATACAATCACCTTAACATTTACAACAAATACACCAAGCGCATATCCATATACAATTTCAGGCGTCACCTCAGAAGATATCGGTGGCGCATCATTGACGGGCACATTTACAGCGAATGGTGAAACAAGAACATATACTGTAACAAATGATTTTGTTACAGAAGGCCCTGAAACATTCTCCT